GCCTTGTCGATAGCCTCCGATGCCTCACGCAGTCCGACGGTGGTCTGCTCGTAGGCGGGGTGGGTGACGATGGCGACATCATAGAGGCCGGTGATTTTCTTCACGTGGCGCAGCCATACTTCCTTGCCGTCTTCCACGTCGTTGGTACGCTCGTAGGATACGCCGTTCTCGGTGTCCTCGTAGTCGTCCTCGAAGGCGAAGGACATGCCGGTGATGTCGCCGCGCTTCATCAGTTCCAGCGCATCGTTGGCGTTGTTGGTGTGGGGCAGGTCGCAGCGGCAGTCGATGCCGTCGCCACGGAGTTCAAGAGTGAGGGTGTCCTTGTCCGAGTTGCGGAAACGTCCGAGCACGTCGGGCACCATGTTCGAGTGGTTAAGATTCAGGATCACGTCGGACTTCGCCAGAAGTTCACGGCTGATGCAGCCAGGCTCCAGAATCTCATACACCTTGCGTGTGGAGCTCCAGGGTGTGAGGTTGACCGAGCGCACGCCGAAGACTATCGGACGGCCCTCAATCTCGCGGCTCTCCTGCTGCCCCTCCTGTGGCTCGCGCAGTTGCAGGCCGCAGTCATTGGTTGGGATGAATCTTGTCTGTTTCATATCTTAATCGTTGAGTGATTACTTCTTACTATTCGTGCGTTTTGTGCGCTGGGGTTTACTCGTCGGAGTGAACGGCACTTCAATCTTGTCGGCCACGGTCACCATCGGGAACTGCGCGGCGTTTGGAAACTTCCAGTCCATCCAAGCCGACACGATGCGCTCGCAAATCTGACCGCCCACGCGAATCTCATGCGTCAGGGTTGTGAAGTCGTACTCGCCGATGTGGTAGGCTTTCTCGTTGGCCTTCACCCGTGCCACGATGTCGCCACCGATGCGGCGCAGGTACTCGTTGGCCACGTCCCACGCCACGCTGAACATCTCGCGCCAGTCCTCGGTCTTCATGATGGCGATGGAGGCTGGATGGAAGAGACGGCTGTCGAGAGCCTTGTCCCACGCCTCGGCCATGTCGGGGTGCTGCTCGCGGATGATGTCGCTCATCAGGTCCAGGTCGGCAGGGTTGCCCCAAGTGGCATACTGCTCACGCATGGTCATTCCCAGGTCGATGGGTTGGGTGGTGATAGCTCCGCGCTCGTCGATGAGCTTGGCGAGTGCCGGCACTTTGTCCATAAAGCTGAGATATTTTCTGTACTGCACAAAGCCGATGTAGCGGGGGAGTTTCTTGCGCTTGCTCACGCTCATCATCTGCCACAGCTCCGAGTAAAAGAGGCTGGGCACGTCGCCCTCGCCTATCTCGCGGCTGTCGATGACCTCGTACACATCGTTCCACACGGCCTGCTCGAAGTCGGTGTGTGCACAGATGAATATCTTGGCATTGTTGTTTTCCACAGGCTCCCACAATGCCTCGTGCTGTTTCAGCCATGCCGACTGCCGCTGCAAGTCGCCCTGGTGCCATGACCCGCCGCCGTAGTGTTCGATGAAGAGCCGGATGTCCACGTGCAAGCCTACCAGACGGGGGCGCATCCGCAGCACGTCGTCCAACAGACAGGCACCCGTGTCAAACCAGTTGCCGCGCAGGTTGGCGTCCGCCTTCAGTCCCCAGCAACGGTCGGGGTCGAAGTATCGTGCGCCCTCTTTGGTGAGCTTCGGCACGTTCATGTAGCAGAGCATAGGCAGGATGCGAGGCACCTTGAAGCGGTTGCCGTTCTGGTTCTTCTGCACATAGCCGCAGAAGGAATACTGCTCTTTCCACAGTTCCGTGATGTCGCGCTTCACGAGCGTGTCGCTCTCCACAAGAATAAAGCCGTCGGGCAGCAGCTCCCACAACTTCTGCACGGTCACGATGTGCTTGGCCGAGCCCCACACCGATGACTTATACACACCCAGCTGCGGGTTGCGGTCGGGATAGAGCGACAGGAACTGCTCGAAGTCGATGATTTGCCCCTTCGTGTTGTCGATGACCTTCACGCCCTTCATCTTCTGCCGGAAGGGTCGCGCCTTGATGATGGTGTCCTCCTTGGGGTCGTTGCCGTTGGTGCCTGCCGGGATGGTGATGTCTGACGAGTTGTCGAACACCACCACGGGCCAGTCGCAGCCGTGCTTCCTGATTGACAGGATGCAAGCCTCGGTCAGTTCGGGCGTGTTGAAGTGGATGATGGCTATTGTCTGTTTCATACGCTATTCGGGTGTTTTAATACCTTGGGTTTACTGCGTGTCGCACACGACGTTCACGCTCTTTTCTCGCTCTTTGCACTTCGCGCTCCAGAGCGTCGATTTCCTCCTTTGTCGGGTTTGGTGTCATACGCTGTCAATTTTCAATCATTAGGTAACAACTTGCAAACTGTTAGGTAACAGTTGCCGAATTGTTAGGTAACAGTTTATTTTTCGTCTGCTGGCGGTTCGTTGTCTTCTCCACCTCCTACAGTGTAGTTGCCGGGCTTCAGCTGGGTGCTCGCGTCGCTCTTGGCGATGAGGGCTTTCAGCGTCATCAGGTTGGCACTTGCCATTGGCACGTCTCCATCTTCCACCGCTGGCATGTCGAAGTCGCGGCGTGCCTCGTTCACGGTGCAGAGTCCTGCCTGCATCTTCAGCTGTGCCACCTTCGCACGGCGTTCTGGGTCCATTACCATCAGTGGGTCTTCGCAGATGTGGATGCGGCGCACACCGTAGTCCTTGAAACCGATGAGCTTGCGGGCAATCTCCTTTTCGTTGCCGTTTTTCTGCGGCAGAATTGTACGGGTGTGGAACTCCATCGTGGCGTTTTGATAATCGTTGTAGTGGCTGTTGGTGTCGAGCATCACCAGCGGGCGCGGCGTACCGAAAAATCTTGCCGCGTCGTCGTTCGTTCCGCCCAGTTGCTCGAACATCTGCATGTCCTGGCTGGTCATGGAGAGGTTCTGGAACGATTCAAGGCCGTGCATACTCACGATGTCCTGACCTGTGTAGAACATCTTCTGCATCTCCTGTGCGGTCTTCTGTACCTCCTTGGGGTTCAACTGTCCGAATGCGACTGTGCCAACGCCCGGCTGTGGCTGCTTCTCTGAGACGATACCCTTGACGCGTCCGCCCTTTGCCGCAGTCTCTAAGGACTGCTGCTTGATGGTGCGGTTCAGAGCCAGCGTCTCGTTGGCGTACTGAAGCGTCGGGATGCCCCAGCCGTTGGGATAGCGGAAGGTGTTGGGGAAATGCATCACCTCGGAGGCTGGCACATTCTCCTTCGTCATGTAGCCTTTGTCCGTCAGATACACGATGCTGGCGTAGGTGGCATTGTTGATGTTGTACCCGCACGTCTTGATGAGCCACAGGTGTTCGGGGAAATCGAACTCGTCGCGCTCGATGTAGATGAAGGCGTTGCCGTAGAGCAGGCGGTTGATCTCCACCAACCGCCACATGTCGGCAGCGGTCATGATGGGATTCGGCTCTTCCTGCAACAGATAGTTGATGCGCTTACCAAGTCCGCGCATATCCTGTACGAAGTTGCCGCCCTCGAAGTCCTTCTTCTGATACTGCACCGGCATCACCGACATGACATCGGAGCGCAGGCGCACGGCCTGATATACCACCGCCACGAGCAAAGCCTGTTGCGGCGACCGTGTGTAGGCAATGCGCTCCATGTAGTCGGCACCCTGTGGCTTCTGCGGTTCGGGTGGCATGGTGCTCGATGGCACTCCTGGTGTTGGAGTCGCCTCGCGCTTGCGGAATAGGTTAAAATTACTTCCGAATAATTCCATAGTTATCTCGTTTTTCTTTTCGGGCGGAATGCGGCCACGGGTTTACTCCACTTCCTCGTGAGCAGCCATGACGATATGCCCGTCAGAAGTACGGATGTAGTGGTTGTCGGCCGTGACGATGTAGCGCAGGTCGATGAGCATGTTCCGCTTGCCGGTGAACGTCACTTGATACGTGGTACGCTGGCGGTTCTGGGCAGTAATCTGTACGTCGCTGATGATAGCCTCGCCTGCCAGCAGGTTGTCGCCCTGCTCGCGGTTCTTCTCGCCCGAGGCGGTGCTCAGCTGAAGCTGCACGGCAGAGCCTACGAGCCCCGTCAGCTCTGCTGCGCCGATGGCGTAAAGCTCATCGTTGTCTACGACGACGGCGTTGGCCGTCACACTCCAGTTCAGGCTTGCCACCACGTTGCCCACGAAGTCGCTGTCGTCGTCTTTCGTCGAGCGCTGACGCGTGGCCAACTGCACCTGTAGCGAGCATTCGAGGGCGGCGGCAATGGCACGGCTGCCAATGAACACTCTGAGGTTTTGTCCCTTTACGATTGCCATAGTCGTTCCTCCTTTCTTTTATTCGGTGACGGGCTGCAGGGCTTCGGCATAGGGCGTCCAGTCGAAGTTGTCCTTCTCGCTCCAACCCTCGGCCAGGCACTGCTGCTTCCACTGCGTGCAAGCCTCGTTGAATGCCTTCAGCGCGGTCTTCGTTTCGAACGTCTCGTAGATAGGTGCGCCATCTTCCTGCTCGCCGATTTTCAGCGTGGCGGGCACGACGGCCTGCGAGAAGTTCAGCTGGTTCTCTTCCGAGAGCCACACGCGCTTGCCGTTCCACACAAAGCCGCCGATAATATTTTCCTTCACTCGGGCATTGATGTCGGCAATGATGGCGGCCTTCACCTGCTCGAACGAGGGCTTTCCCTGCTTCTTGTAGAAGTCGAGCTGACGCCACTCGGCATTCTCGCCGTCTTCCTTTACCTGGAGTCCGTACATGATGACCACGCGGCTCTGGTCCTCTGAAACTGGAG